GATCCCAGCCCCCTATTTTTTCTGGAGAACCATATCTAAATCTAACATTGTTACCATCAAACCACTGCCCTTCGGCACCTAATTCAGTAACTTGTTTATTGTATCCTGGAGCAAAGCCTAATTTTTGTAGCATATAAAAACCTGTTTATTAGGTGTTATATCAGATTGTAGTGAAATTCAATAGATTAAAGCAAGGGGATTTCGTGGTGGGTCCTCCCCTTGCAAGTATAAATTATAAACTATTTGTTTAATATAGTAAAGTTTTTAAAAAAATTAGGCAACCCAAGGAAAGGTCTTTTATCAAATTGATTATCTTTAGCCGTTTTAGAACTTTTTTTATTATAGTGTAAAAACACTTGTCCACAATTGTTGCCTTTAAATTCTTCACGCCAATGTTCTAAATCACAACCAGAATAAATTAACATATCCCCTGGTTTTAAATTAATCTCTATTCCAGCTTGTCCTTGTCTTCCAGTTGGGTCTAAATATATGGGCCATGGCTCACCACCTAAATTTAAAGTTGTAGATATTTCACATGAATACCTATCTTTGTGTCTAGCTAAGACATCTCCTTTTTTATAAATTCTTGCATAAGAATAATTAGGGCTTAATTTTATTCCAGTGTGTTTTTCCATAACAGGTTTTACTTCTTGTAATAAAGTTTCCATTACTATGTCACTATAATGTGAATAAGTATTTGGTACCTGTGGATCATTCCATACTCCATACTCTGTGTTAAATGGAGATAAGTATTTTTGATCAAATAAAAATTTTGCTGTATTCCTTTTATTTAAGAAATATTTATAAACAAAACTTGCTAACTCTGTTGAGATTGTTTTTTTTAAAACTGTATATTTATTTTTTTTAAAACTCATAGTGTAGCAAACCATCCTGTCATTATTATTTTTTCTTTATTTACAACTTGACTTTTATGTGTATGTGTAAAATCTGGGGGCCAAATTAAAGTAAGACCTTTTTTAGAAGGTGTAGTAATTTTTTGATATTTAAATTTAGTACCTCCATTTTCTACATCGTTTAAATACGTCATAAAAACTAAAACTCTTGTTGAAACTATTTTACCAGCTCTTTCAAAATGAAATGGTTTAAAGCCCCCGTTCTTTGAATACTTTTGAATATTAGATCCTGAAACAGCAAATTTATCATATCTATTTACTTCAGGGTATCTTTTTATATATAAATTTAAAACTTCTTGTAAAACTGTTTGGTATTCACTAATTTCAAAATCGGTATTATTTACGGCAATACTTAGATCCATAGAGTCTTTAACAGATTTAATTATGTGCCCGCCTCCTAAAACTCCTGGTTGAATTTTTAATTTATTTTTATCGTAATAAGATATTAAATTGTCACAAATTTTTTTAGGAATAAACCATCCACCAATAAAACTTTCTTTTGGTAATTTATATTGTTTAAGCATATTATTTATAAGGATACCCTAAATTCCAAATAACTAAACTATTTCTTTCTCCACTTTTTACAGGACATACTCTATGCCACACAAAACTAGGGAAAACTACTAAAGATCCTTTAGGTAAAATTTCTGTGCATTTTCGTATATTTGGTTTTTTATCAGGGTCATTATTTCTAAAATCAAATTCTAGTTCTCCACCTTTATATTCTTTAGAATCTGACAAAGTAACTGTTACTGAGAGTTTTCTAATTTTTCTATTTTTTAAACTATTTTCTTTATCATTATATGGGTGTTCAGAACTATCACAATGCCAATCATAATATTGTCCTTTTTTATATTTTGTAAATTGACAAGATTCAGAATAATCCCAATCAAAATTCCATCCAGCATTTTTATTTGCGTCATGAATATAGGGATGAATTTCTTTATAAATCCATTTATCATTCATCCAAACTACATTTGAGTCTCTCTTTTTTTTTAAATCTATTATTTGTTTTTTATTTAATTTTTTATTACCATACCCACTTGTAACTGCTATTTGATCTTGTAATTGATTTCCGTATTTAACAATGTCGTCACAGATATTACCTGGAATAGCTGATTTAAAGTACCAATAATAATTAAATAGGTTCATAAGTATATGTAATTGTTTGAACAAAATTTAAATTTTTTCTTTGATTGTTTGTTATGTAATACATATTATTTGATGGAAACATAATAAACATATTATTTTTTAATTCTATGTCCCAAATTTTTCCTTTTCTTTTATTATCATCATAATGTATTGTAACAACACAATCCTTAACATTAACTCCATAGAGTAAAGTATAGTCAGGAGAATTTTTTAAATCAACAGGATTAATATTAATTAAAGGAATTGTAATCTCGTTGGATTTATAAACATTACCCCATGTTTCTTGATTAACTAATTCAATGCTGTGTTTTAAATTTATATGGTCTCTTATATAAGTTGTTAATTTATCCCAAGTCCTAGAAAATGGAAATTTTTTATTATCTAATGAACATTGTAAAATATAATGAGATAATTCAGTACGATCTATTTCCCAATTTTTTGGCATTGACACATCACCGAAATATAATGCCTGTTCACTTAATACTTTCTTTTGCATTCCACCACCTTTCTTAATTTATGCGAATTCGTTTGTCAAATCCCAAGTTTTTCCAGATTCATTCCAAGTGTATTTCCAATAGTGTGTAGATGGAATATTAAAACCTACCGGAGTATTTTGTGATTCTTGTTCAGCTGTAAATGTTGGGGCATCACCAATTGGTGACTGCCATCTAGCTTCTGAAATATTTTTTACCCAAGATGGATATGGTTGTATACTCCAAAAAATTTGATTTTCTGAATCCCAATCGAAACCAATTCCTGCATAATTTCCTCTTAACGGAGTCCCACCATTCATGTGAGTATTATTAATTGTATTGTATGAAGTTTGAATCCATTTTTCTGCGGGCCAATTGTTGTGTTGTTCTAAATATTGTTGTCCAACAGTTTCATCTTCAACACCGTTAGAGTCGTGCATATCTTCATTGTTTAATGTAAGCACTGCTAGTACTTCATTTGTATCTGATATTTTTGCAAAATGTGCCATATTAATCCTTATTGAAATTTATACCTGATTACAACTATTCCTGATCCACCTTGACCAACGGGTGCACTATCATCAGATGTTCCACCACCACCGCTACCTGTATTTACTGTACCAGGATCTCCTGGTCCATTAAATCTTCCTTCTCCACCATTACCGCCGCCACCGGAACCGCCACCACCACCACCTGAGTTATTTGAACCACCACCGCCACCACCAGCTCTAGTTACTGCTGATCCTGTTATTGAAGTTACTAAACCATTTCCAGCCTGCCCACCTACCGGCCCACCATTGGAACCTGAATTATTTGCTCCACCACCGCCACCACCTGATTTAGCAGATACTTCTTGGCTACCGTTTCCACCAGGATTACCTTGACCTGAAGGACTTGCTGTACCACCATTTGTTCTTGCCCCACCACCGCCAGCACTTCCACCAGCTTGTCCATTATTATTATCATCTGTTCCACCAAAACCACCGCCAGTAGATGTTACTGCAAGGCCACTTGAAGGACTACCATTAGTGTTTGTTACTGGGTGTCCAGTTCCACCGCCACCTATTACTATTGGATAACTTCCTGGAGCTATTTCTACAGAACTAGCAACTGCTAAAGGGCTAGCTGTATAAGGGCCTGAAGTACTAGAAACATAAGTTTCTTTAAAACCACCAGCTCCGGCTCCACCGCCACCATATGATCCACCACCACCACCACCTGCGATTATTAAATAATTTGCTACAGCAAGGGATCCCGATCCTGCTGAAACAGCAAAAGTACCTGGTCCGTTAAATATATGGACTTTGTAGTCAGTATCAACAGTTGTAATTGTTCCACCGGTTGCTGCAATAAATGCATCCGCACTTCCACCAGAACCAAATCCTAAGACTTGATAACCAAAAGATTTACCTTTTCTAGTTTGTGTATTTTTTGTGTTCTTACCTGAAGTAAGTTTATTTTTTAAATCTCTCATATCTAAATTCCTTATGCGTCGTTAGCTGCATCAGTAGTGAAGAATATTTTAATACCTAAAAGTCTTGCTACTCCGGTATACGTATCCGCACCTGCGTTTGCATCTCTAAATATTTGAAAGTAAGTTTGTTGATCTACTGCAGGAGAACCTGCAATTGTAACTGCGCTACTTACAGCTGAAACTTGTTGATCTTCGACTGTTCCAATACCAGCATCTGTAATATTTACTGCTGTCCCAAAAGCAGCGTCGATAGTATCGCCATCACCAACTGCCACACCTTGTAATCCAAATATACAGTTTCCTGTGTTTGTAGTGCTTGGTGTCCAAAAACATTGGTAAGTTATTGTACCTTCATTCCATGATTTTGGAAAAGCTACTGAAAATTGTGCATGGTCATCTGCACCATCTGCAAAGTCCATAACTTTCATGTCTGGTCTTAAAGCTGTTGTTTCTACTTGCTGTGGATCTGCACCATTAGTTGTTGCTGCATACATAGCTGAAGCTGGAACCCACATAGTTTCTGTTCCTGCAATTTTAACTGCAGCCGTTGCACTTTTAAGTACACCTGTTCCTTTAGGGTTTAAATTTATATCAACATTAGTTTCACCTGTTGCTGAAAGAATAGGACCATTACCTGTTGAAGCATTAGCTAGTGTTAATTCATTAACCGCTGAACCTGTAGCAGTTAAAAGTAATAATTCATTTCCGTTAGTATCTAAAATTGAAGTTCCAATTTTAGGTGCTGTTAAAGTTTTGTTTGTTAAAGTTTGTGTTCCTGTAAGAGTCACTTCGTTAGTATCTCCTAAAGGCACTTCAATAACACCAGTGTTAGTTGCAACACCATCAAGGTATATTATTTTATATCCTTTGTCAGTTGCTCCAAAAGTAACTGTTGCACCTGAACCAGATACAGCTTTTAATTGTACTGTGTATGAACCAGATGTTCCGTTTTTAATAAAATAAAAATTTTCTGTAAGTAAAGGAAAAGTTACAATTCTTGCTCCAGATATTGATCCTGTAAGTTCTATAACTCTGTGTTGAGCAGTTCCTGTTAAAGCACCATCTGCTATTGTTAAAGCAGTTGGTGTACCTGAATCAGTTACAGCTTGAGAGTTAACACCACCAGTTAATTGTTCAATAAGACTTAAGTTAGCGTTAGTTTTTGTTCCCCATTGACCAGCGTTTTCGCCGGTTGCCATTAGTTCTAGACCGAGATCCGTATAAGTTGATGCCATAATTTTGTTCTCCTATTAA